TAGCATTTAATAAAATGTTTTCATCTGATGCTGTTAAATAACCAACTTTAATTGATTTCTTTTTTGACCTATAAAATATCCCACCACTTGGTAATGGTACTATGTCGTGTGGTAAATTAAAATCTTGTTGTCCTATTTGATATTCATTCATTTCCATAATCTTTTTTTATTATAAAAATATCCAATAATCATTTTTTGTAAATAAAAAAGTCCCCATATAAAATATGAAGACTTTAATAAAATATATTTTTTTAAAAAATTAGTAAACTAATATACATCTATCCATACGGATATTTGAAGAAATTCCGGCGATTTTATCACTTGAGTAATCTAATGAACCACCATCATATCCAGTTAAGAATGCACCTTCTAAAATCCATTTCTCAACAACAACACCAGTTGGGTCAAGCATTTCAAGGTCAACATTCTTTTTATAACCAGCGGCATAACCCATACGACCAGTTACAGACTCAGCACATAAACGAATCCATTCCATAACCGCTTGTGATGCTGACGGACCGATTGGGTCTCTAAACTTAACTGAAATTTCCTCCCAGTTAAATCTACCAGCAACATAAGTTGAGGTATTCAAAAACGGTATTTCCGTTGCTGCAATTTTTAATTTAGGTCTTGAGGTGCTCTCAACATACCACTCATTTATTCCTAATGACGATGGAAATCTTAAAATCCAACGGTTCTCCCTTTTCGGTTCGTAAGGTATAGGCATTTTCATTAACAAATCAGCCATAATTTCAGTTTTTTAATTTTTTATTTTATTTTTGTTTTTATTATAAATATTAGCTTTATAAAAATTTTTCTATTTACTTTGATTTAATTTTGGATATTATCCTATTAATTAAACTTTCTAACATAAGTTCTTCTTCACTTTCTTCTTTTTCATTTCCAGTTTCTATATGAATTTTTGAATATCCTCCTTCTGATGTATCATAAATTATAAATTTTACTTCTGGATACATTCTTGATAGTTCATTTTTTACATACTCAACCATTGCTTTTATATTTCTTGGGTCATCATCTGAAAATCCTAATGAAGTATTAATATATTTTCCACTTTTAATTAAATCATCATATTTTGAAATGAAATCGGCAAGGGCAATTTTTTTTGCGTGCTCAGGATTTGCAGCCCCACCACTTGTCTCTAATCCGAATTTTTCACCAAACTCTTTTGAAGAAACTGGGTAGTAATCCCCTCTCTCATCTAAATAAAAATCTAATAATTGATTTGGGGATAAATCATCTAATTTTTCTAAAAAGTTTTTTGAAAACATTTCTTCGTGTTCAAAAGTATTTTTAATATTCTCCACCATTTCTTCTTTTTCTTCTGGTGACAAAACTAAATGTATAAACATTTTAACACCTTTTTTAATTACATTTGGACTATGTCCTCTAGCGGTAATAATTGAAAATGGGTTAGCATATATTAAATTTTCTTTAAACTTTTTAAAACTTGGTGATTTTCTGTCTTTTCTAATTGCTTCTTTTGTGTCTTCTAAAAATGTTTCGGAACTTGTAAAATCTCTATATGGATTGTTGTCATATCCAACTATTGTGTCCCCTTCATAATCAAAAGGTTCGTTTCCAATTAAATGTCTATATTCCGCAAAATCTTCTGTTGACATTCCAATAACATCCCCAAGGTCAGATTTTAAATATATTTTAGTTGGCATTCTCAAAATATTATCATCCCAATCAAAACCATACAAACGTAGATTTTTTTTCTCTACCATTTCTTTTATAATCTGTCTAACTAAAATTTTGTAATTCATAACAATAAATATATCGTAAATAAAAAATGGGGGTCAATAACCCCCACTTTCTTTAATTTATTTATTTTATCACACATCTTCAAATGAAGCACCGGTTGGTGTAATGTAGAATGTAATGTCAATAAATTCAAGAGACCTTGTTGGTTTGATATAGATTTTACCAACTAATTGGTTTTTATCTAAGTCTTCCGTATCACTTGAAACAGTTACTCGGAAATCGTATAAACCTCTATCTCTTCTAATTGCATCCAAGATTGGATTAACAGCGTTTAAGAAGTCTTGTCTTACTTGTTCGTCGTTTTGGTCAAATAACAATCTTACAGATACAGCAGAAATTAATTTTCTTGCTTGCAATAACAACCTTCTTACGTTGATTCTGTCAAGGGCAGATTCTCTAACTTGAAGAGTTTTGTTACCCCAGATTACAGTACCTACGTCAGCAAATGTTGCAATTGGATTAACTCTACCAATATATAAAGTATCTCTATCTTCTTGTGTCAACTTTTTACGAGCTTTAATTGAATTAACAATACCACGAGTATAACCAGCAGCTGCGAACCAAGGGAATGCTATATTATCAGTAAGTGCTAAGTTTCTTGTAACTTCAGCTGTTGCTGGAATATAGATTTGTGTATTGTTTACACTATCTCTTGTTAATACCCAAGGGTAATATGTTGCAGTATAGTTAGAATCAATTCCTGTTTCTTCCAATATGTCAACAGCTTCTTGTGGGTAAATTAAACCATCGGTTCCAGTTGTTGTTGGTAAGAATAAGTTATAGTCCGGTAATGTTGTAATATACAATGAGTCAGCTCTTTCATTTTCAATCATATCAATTGTATTTTCAACTAAATCAGAATTGTTTTGAACATCAATACCTGGTGTTACAAACACATTGATATTTACAGCCTCTGGGTTTGCAAATGATCTAATACCTAATAAATAAGCGTAGTAGTCAGTGTTACCCCAATCTCTTGTTCCATCACCAATTGCAATTTGTTTAAATGCACCCCATCCACTAGCATTTGGGTATCTATCAGTAGGACAAGCTCCATTAAGGAATCCTTGACGACCTAATGTATATCTATCACCGTTAGTTCTATATTCTCTATAAATGTCCCATCCGTCAAATCCACCTTGAACAAACAAAGTAAACTTACGAGCAAATAATCTGTAATATGGGTTAGTATCAAGAGTCGGTTCAGAACTAAATGGTGCATTACCAACATAGAATCTTGGTGTACCACTTGTTGTAAATGGACCACTAATTGTAATACCACTAGCGTTTCTATCCATATGGTATCCTCTTGTTTTTGTATTCCAATCAAATCCATCTATATCACAAGTAGAAATTGGATTTCTTTTTCCTTTGTATTCAAAGAAACTTGAATCAAATCCCCAGAATGAACCAAGACCTAAATATGTTCTTCTAATATTATCTCCACCAGATATTAAAGCGTCATCAGCTCCTGTTGAGAATCCAAATGGTGGATTATAAATAATTTCACCAGGGAAATCATATTTAGTTTTATAAATTGGGAATGGAGATACAACACCATCATATTGTCTAATTACATAACCATCAAACCCACAAGGAAGTGCATCAACTGGTGCATCCTCATTCATTTCAACCATAACGTATTTAGATTTCAATTCATATTCACCATCTAATGTACCAATTTTCTTAGCAATAAAATTATTTTGTGAAGGATCCATAGAACAATTTGTAAATTTCTCAATTACAATTGGGTTTGAATCGGTGTCATAATAATCTCTAACTAAAACAGTAAATGTTTGATTAGCAAATGAAATATCAGCAATTGAAAGTTTAACTTCTGTGTTTGCTGAATTACCATCAGATATTGTATAAAACTTAAATAAGTTAAATACTTTAGAACCTCTTAATTCAGATACAACCCAAGGTGATGCTGGTGATTGGTATCTATCTAAATACCACCCAATAGAATCACTTTCACCACTTTGTGCTGAATCAAGCGCTACAATTTGTGATGATAAACCTCTAATATAACCTTTTCTCCAAGCATAATTTAATAATGATTGGAATCTTTCTTCTAAGAACAATGGGTTAACATTTCTTGGTTTACCAAAATTACTTGACCCAAATACTTTTGAAATGTATTGAGCATCAGAAATACTAAATGATGTTTCAAAAGTGAAATCAGTACCTAAATCATTTGTTGCATTAATAACAAATGGTAGATATGGATTTTTCGCAACACCAGAATATTCACCACTCATATTTAATGTTACTTTAGTAATATCACTAATTTCATAAACAGGGTTATTTGAATCTGAATAATTCGCAATACCTCTAGATCTCAATGTTGCAACCACTAAATTATCATAATCAGTATATGATGTTCCTGTATAGTAATAAATTCTACCAACTACTTGTCCAGAATAACAATCAACATTTACCGGAGTTGGTGTCGGTGTTGGTGACACAAACGGTTGTGGTGTAACACAAGGGTTTACCGGAGTTGGTGTCGGTGTAGGTGTTATTGGTAATGTTGTAGTACTTGTAACAACAGGGTTAATAAAAGTTAAACCACTTACAATTGACCAAAATGAAAAACCACTATAAGCGCCACCACCATTATTATCAAATAATGCATAATACCAAGGATCATTAAATGGTGATGTTAAATCTGTTTGATCTAACGGAACCGCAGGCACTTGAAATACATTAGTTTGCGCTGTAAAACCGGCATTTGTTAAACCGCTATAATCAGCACCATCTACTGAACCAAAATAACTAATTGTTTCGTTTTCCGCATTAATATTACTAGAATTTAAAACACTAAAAACTAATGATTTGATATTATCATCAAGTGTACTTAAAGAACCATTAAATGTTTCGTATTGTTCTGTTAAAATGTTTTTTATTTCATCTGGAAATTGATCAAGATCTGGAAATGAAATTGATTGAATGCCACTTGTACAACCTGTAAAATCAACAGCAAATGTTATTTCATATGGTTGATTACAAGCTGGTTCACAATTAACAACCGTTGGGTCTAAACACCATACACCAATAGTTGTTGGGTCTACATTCGCTTGTGTTACAATTGACCAAGACGGGCCAGCATCATAACCTGATAGTCCCAATATTCTTGTAACAAATAATTGACTTGATTGTTGTAAGTAAGATTTTGCGATATACGCAGCTTCGTACTTTGGGATTTGAGTATTCACAAATTTTTCTGGTGAAGTACCGCCGAAGTAGCTCTGAAATTCGTCGTAGCTTTTTACAAAGATTGGTTCAAAAGCAGGGCCTTTTAATGTCTCCCCCGCAATACCCAATGTGGTTACACCAACACTTTGTGCTACAAAACTCAAATCAACTTCCGAAGTATAGACACCTGGTGATACAAATACTTTACTGTTTGTTGCCATGTTTTGTTTTAATTATTAGATTTATTTTTTAATATAAATATTCATTGTTTTGGCAAAAACTTTACTTATTTTAAACTATTTATATTTTGGTAAGATTTTTTTCTACCTTTTTTCTACCTATGGATAAAGAACCAAAAAAAATAAAAAATTTAAAGATTGATGAATCAGTTCACAATGTGTTAAAGAAATATTGTGATAAGAGAGGAATTAAAATGTATAAGTTTTTAGAGAACTTAATTATTGAGAAATGTAAAGAAAAAAAGGATATTTACGGTGAGGATTAAATAAGGTCAACAACAAATTCTAAAATAGCATCTTTTGTATCACCATTATTAATTTGAATCTCACTAATTGTGTTTCCATAATAGTCACCATTTATAAAAACATCATATGTGTCTACATTTTCTGAATTTGACCAATTTAAATTTGTTACATATGAAAAGGATTGTTCCTTTTCATTTTCTGTTGTTGAAAAAGAATAAGTGATTGATGTTGGTATATTTGGTTCTGGCCTCCTTTGTCTTTTCTTTTTTATTTGTGTATCAGTTTCAAACATAGTAAAAGCCCTTGTAATAGCCGGGCTTACCTGAAATTCTTCTTCATCAATTAGAAACCCTAATAACGTAAATTCATATTTTTGAATATAAACTTTTCTTTTCTCCAAGTCCATAACTGATTCGTCAGCAATCCCATCATTTATAATCGGAATATAATGTCCTTTAATTACTTGATAGGCTTGTCTTGATGCAAATTTTTCTAAAACAACTTGATTGAACTTATTTAATTCTCTCATTCTATTACAAACAATGGCAACTGTATATTTTATATCAACTGGGACCGGTTGTGGGATTTTGTAAATATCCATTCCGTGTCTTTGTCCATCCCAAGTTGGTACCTTAGCATAATAATACTGTCTTCTATTTGGAATGTTATACATTAGTGCTGGATTACTACCGTATTTAACTTCCGGAGTCCTAATTATTGTTATAAAAGGAGGCTCAACATTTTTATCAATATTTTGGAAATCCCAAGTTTCAACAAACTGTGACCAGTTTTGCGTTGTAATTAAAATATCTACCGTTGGTATTTTCTTACCTTCAACAACGGTTTCTAACTGTTCTTTTACAAAATCTAAAAACCCCCTATCCAAATCAGCGTGTAATAAAGATTTTGGAAGATATGTCCCGTCTTTTGAAATCATATCAGCAATCTCGTGTCTTCTTGGAAGAAGAGTTTTACTTTCTGTTAGTGGTAAATATTTTTTAATCTTTTTAGGTAATCCCATTTTTATAATCCTTTAAATTCATTAGGTCCAACCGGTGCTGCAATAATACTACGATAAAAGGGTTTGAAGCCTTTATATGTATGTTTTATATCGGATGTTACACGACCATCATTTACAACTGTATAATATCTTACAAATGATTCTGTATCATAATATCCAACATAATCACCAAAACTAATATCAATATTTAAATCTTCCAATGTTTTTAAATAAACTGACATTGTAATATTCCCAGGTTCAAATTGATCCATTTTTGTGGTCCCAAGAAATTTGTTTTCCGGAGCTGCAATTGCAACATAAGCATTAAATTCAACCGGGGGTAAAAATTTTACACCGTCCGAAACAGTTTCACCGTAAACATCATCAGTTTTAGTTTTAGTTCTATCAACTCGATATAACACACAGGTATAGTTCATATCACCAATTAACCACTCTTGACCCATCTCAATCTCAAGGTTAAAGTCACTATCACCAAAAAATTTACCAAGACGTGTTATAGGAACTTTGTTTTGCATAGTTGTTTTATTGATAAATATTCTAATGGTTATTTTATAAAATAAAAAACCCACCTTTATGGGGTGGGGTTTAAAACTTTTATTTAATTATTGACTTACCATTCAAAACCTTTAAAGGGTTTTCCTTCTCTTTCTTTATAGCGTTTTTGTCTTTTATCGTGTTCTTCTTGTGCCAAAAGTAAACCGTCCTCAATTGAATCTATTTTTGTTGGTGTAAAATAAGCCCCAATTGACAAACCTTTATATAATACTAAACCCTTTTCTGTTTCTTCAACAAAAGCGTAAACACCAATATCACTGTGTTTTGGTTTGATAGTCCATCTTGGTGACTCACCAAGTGCAATAACATCTGGTGCTTCTGGCGTTGTTATTTCTTCTTCGTGATATTCTTTATTTTCATTAATAACTCTTTTAACAATTCTTGTTAAATCTCTTTCGTTTAATCTAACTATTCTTTTCATAATTTTTTTTATAGTTTTTTATTTTTTTATTATAAATATATCATCAAAAAAAAAAACAACTTTAATTGTATAAAAATATGTTTTATTGATAAATATTCTTTTTATTGTTATTTTTATTTATAACTATAATTTTGGAAATTCAAAAACAAATAATAGAACAAAAGGCTTTGGAATTGTTAGACTCATATAGCGGGGCTAACAACTATATCCTTTATATGAAAACAAAAAAAGAAACAAACAAAAAGTTTTACCCAACAAGGACTCAAGCAGATTACATTGTTAATTATTTTGACACAAAACCAAAGGTTGCTCGTAAGTGGGTTTTTCTTGATACTTACTTTGCAAAAAAGTTCGCAACAGAAAGATACTTACTTGAAACCCCAGAAAAAGTTTACATTGAAAAACTACTGGTTGAAAAAGATAAATCATATCACATTTGGGGAAAATTTTTTGAGAAAGATGTTTTATCTGAATTTTGGGTTCCAAAATCATCTTTAATTAAAACACATTCAGTTGAGAAAGTTGATGTTGATTATTCTAAATATGAACATAGACCACCACTCTCACACCAAAAAGAAGCTGTTGAAAAACTTGTTGGGTCAAAAAGATTTATTCTAGCTGATGATATGGGTCTTGGTAAAACAACATCAACAATCATTGCTGCTCTTGAAACTGGAGCAAAAAAGATTTTGATTATTTGTCCAGCATCACTTAAGATAAATTGGGAAAGAGAAATTGCAAATTATTCAGATAGAACCGTATATATTGCTGAAGGTAAAAAATTTTCAACTGAACACGATTTTGTTATTGTAAATTACGACATATTAAAAAACTTTCACGACCCAAAAGGTAAAGAAAATTCATTGCTTGTTAAGTCCGGATTTGAATTAGTAATATTGGATGAGGCCCATATGATTTCAAATGCTCAAGCTCAAAGAACAAAAATCATAAATAATTTTGTAAAAGATGTTAAAAGAGTTTGGTTATTAACCGGAACCCCAATGACATCTCGACCAATGAATTACTATAATCTTTTAAATATAATTGAAAGCCCGGTTGCACAAAACTGGATGGCTTATGCTATTCGTTATTGTCAAGGGTACCAATTTAGAGCTGGAAATAGAAAGGTATGGAATGTTACTGGTGCGTCAAACTTGGAAGAACTACGAGACCGAACATCTTCACAAATTCTTCGTAGATTAAAAGAAGATGTCCTTGATTTACCGGACAAGATTATTACACCGGTTTATTTAAGAACCTCATCAAAAGATTATAAAGATTTGATGGGCGAATACTACGAATGGTTAGAAAATAAAAAAGAAGAATCATCATCACTTACCGTTCAGTTTTCAAAACTAATGAAAGTAAGAAAAGTGATTGCAAATGAAAAATCAAAAGAAACAATTGAGTTCGCACAAAACATTATAGATCAAGGAAAAAAAGTTATTATTTTTACAAACTTTACAGATACACTACAAACAATTTATAGTCATTTTGGTAAGGAAGCTGTTTATTTAGATGGTAGTTGTAATAAAGTTCAAAGACAATACGCTGTTGACCAATTCCAGGACAATGAAAAAATAAAAGTATTTGTTGGGAACTTAAAAGCGGCCGGTGTTGGTCTTACTTTAACATCAGCTGAAGTTGTAATTATGAATGACTTATCTTTTGTTCCGGCAGAACACGCACAAGCTGAAGATAGAGCTTACCGATATGGTCAGAAAAATAATGTTTTAGTTTATTACCCAATCTTTGAAAACACAATTGAGGGTGTAATATATGATATATTAAACACAAAAAAGAAAATTATTGGTACTGTAATGGGTGATGAGGTTTCGGAATCCGTTGATGTCGTAGAAGAAATTCTTAATCTAATTAATAAAAGAAAATAACCTAAACCACACCTAAAGTGGGGTTTTTTGATATTTAAAGTATTTATATTATAATGAAAGTAAAATTAGGATTTAAAGATAGTAGTATTACAAAAGAGGATAAAGAATTTTATAAAAAATTCATACATTTCCTACAAAAAGAATATCCATTAAAAGAAGATATTACAATTTCTTTTGTACCTGAAAGAGTTGGTCATATGACAAGTGGTAGTCATAATGTTAAGTTAAGACATATTAAAGTTTTAAGTAAAAACAGAATAAATAGAGATGTGTTAAGAACTTTGGCACACGAGTGGGTTCACGACTATCAAAGAGATATTTTAAAAAGAAGAAGAGGTCCGGATATTGGTGGGAAAAACGAAGATGAGGCAAATGCTTTTGCAGGACAATTAATTAAAAAATTTGAGAAAAAATTCCCACAAAAAGAAGAAATGATGTATGAAGGTTTAAATAGAAAACTAAATGTATTAAAAGAAGAAATACTTTTAACTGAAATTAAAAATCAAGAAAAACAATTAATAACTGAAATGAAAAGAATTGGAATTGAGAAATTACCATATTCTTATTCTGCTTTAAATAAATTTGTTGGTAGTGATACTATGAATATTCATTACAACAAACATTACAAAGGTTATGTTAAAAAATTAAACAAAGCTCTAAGTAGTACAAATTTTAAATACGAAGACCTTGAAGATATTATAAAATCAATAAGTAAATTTGACAAAACTGTAAGGAATAATGCTGGTGGTGCTTTTAACCACGCTTTATTTTGGAAAATGCTTTCCCCAAAAAAACAATTACCAAAAGGTGAAATTCTTGACAAAATAAAAAAACAGTATGGGAACATACAAAAAATGAAAAACGAATTTAATGAAGTGGCAAAAGATAGTTTTGGTTCCGGTTGGGTTTGGTTGGTATTAACAAAATCAAACAACTTAAAAATTATGTCAACACCAAACCAAGACAATCCATTAATGAATGTTATTAATAGTGGTGGTTATCCATTACTTGGTCTTGATTTATGGGAACATGCCTATTATTTAAAATTTAAAAATAAAAGAGACGCTTACATTAAAAATTTCTGGGATTATGTAAATTGGGATTTTGTTAATGATTTGTATATAACAAAATCAAAAAAGAAATTAACCGAATCAATAAACAGATTACTTGTTGAAAATGAAGAACTTGATCAAGAACTTAAAAAAGTTATGTCTAGAGAATTACAAAAAATTCGTCTTATTCCTTTGGATGCTGAAGCTGCGGCGGAAGCAATAAACAATATTACAAGTGCCGAAATTGAGAGGGGTAATATTAATTTTAATAGGACTGTACAAGGATTAATGACACTTGATTTAAATACCGTTTCTGAAAGATCAAAATATAGATTTAATAATTATTTCCAAAGATTTGTTAAAAGTAAAACGAGAGGTTTTGATTTTGAGGGAATGGTTACTGGTTTTCTTGATGCCACTTTAGCAACTAGCTTGTCTTCACCTTTTGATGTTTTAACAAAACAAGGTGACAAACTTTCTTGTAAGATTATTAGAAATACTGGTGAAAGAATTTCACTTAAAAGTATTAGAAAATCTGTTGGTATATTTGTGTCAGGATATAATGGTTCTCAAGAAAATAAAAATAAATTAATTGAATTGAGTCAATACCCAAACTTTCTTGAGCTTTTAATTAATCACGAAAATCAAGATTTAAGAAATCAGGCCGAAGATTTATTAAGTTTTTTACTTACGGATATAACAGGATTACTTGTTGGGGTCCCAAATCAAAAAAATATGAGTGTTGATTTATACTACTATGATAAAAATAGAATTATTGAACTTATTAAAACGCCAAATTTATTAAAAGCTGGTAGAACAAAAGAAGCACAAACAATATCACTTTCAACAAAAATATTAAAAATGGATAAAACAATGTCAGGAGCCATTAAATTCCCAAGTGTAACAGTAGACCAATATAAACAATTTTTGATTGGTGATGATAAGACCAAAGAAGTTGTTAGTTTATTTAATTCATTGGGTGAAAAGTACGGCGTATTAAGACTTGGTGATAATATACCACAAGATATTATTAGAGATTTATCAAAAAATGAAAGGTTTAAATTTGATCTTAAAAGATTAACAATTCCAAGAGCTTGATATTTATTAAGAAAAACCTCTTATGTCAATAATCAATGAACCCGAAAGAAGTCAACTTTACACAAAGATTAGACACTTACTTGGTGCACCTTTAAGATCTGTTGAGCTTGAAGATGAACAAATGGATACATTACTTGAATTTTCAATTGATGAGTATTCACAATATGTACAAGATTGGTTAATTGAGTCACAATGGACTGCTCTAAATAATTTAAATCTGGACACACAATCATTAGCAAAAGCTTTCACAACAAAAAGTTTAGATTACGAAACAAGATATACTTACGCTTATTCAAAAATTGTTGGGTTACAAGCTGGTGGTGATTATGTATTAAAAAAAGATTATATACAATTAGTCCCTAAACAACAAATTTATGAAATCCCGGCAAATAGGGAAATTAATGAGTTATTATGGTTTACCCCACCAACACTAAACAACACAATGTTTGACCCGTGGTCATTCGGTTCATTAGGATATGGTGGTGGTCTTGGTGGTGGCGGTGGCTTAGCTCAAATGGGTGGTAATATGGCCGGTTCTTATTTTATGATGCCAGCATTTGATATGTTATTAAGAATGCAAGAGATTAACATTCAAAGAAGAATTATTGCTGGTGATTTAACATATAAAATAACCGCACTTCCTGATGGTAAGAAAGCAATTCACCTAATGAACACACCTGGTGGTAAATTTGATTTTGGTAATGGTACATTAAGTAGAGGTAAAGTTTGGTATTGGTATTATGATGTTGGTCCAGAAGATAGAGATAAATGTTTAAAAAATAATCCAGAAATAGTTAAACTTCCATCTGATGTTCCATTTGATAAAATCAGTTGGTATGAATTAAATAACCCAGCACAAATTTGGGTTAGAAGATGGTTTATTGCATACTGTAAAGAAACTTTATCAAAAGTAAGAGGAAAATATAGTGGTAATCTAAAAACACCAGACGCTGATTTAACATTAGATTATCAGTCATTAGCAACTGAAGCAAAAGATGAAAAGACAAAATTAATTGAGGAACTAATCGGTGCTGAAGGAAGATTAACTCGTCTTAAACCAGAAAAGGTAATGGAAAGAGAAGCTTTAATTGCTGAGAATTTAAATAAACAGCTCAAGTTTAGAGCGATGCCTAGACAAATATATGTAATCTAATGAGTGGAGTAAGATTTGATAATTTAACACAAAGAAAAAATGTTGTAAAATATACAACACAAACTATTGTTGAGCCAAAAGTTATTATTGAGAAACCGGTTGAGGTTCATAAAATAATATCCGAATCTGTCTATACAACTAACGATGAAACATTTTTAATTGTTAGGGGTGTTGAGTATTCTGAAGTAACATTAAATTCTTCTATTGTAAAAAAAATTACAGTAAAATCTCTTACACAAACTTTAATTAAATCCGACACTGGCTCAATTGATGAGGAGTGGGATGAACTTCTTTTAGAAAAGGGAGCATGTGTACAATTTCAATTTGTTGAGGGTAATTATTATATTATTAGTAGTGACGGTCTTAAAACGTCATAAAATTTTTCAGTATTTTCATCAATATTTTTATACATATGATACGGAGAAATATTAACCTTTTCCCAATATACGACTTCTTCATCGGATATTGTCATAACATCTTCTAATTTATCCTGATCACCTTCCTCAAATGGAACACCATTTATTAGTTCACACTGATCTTTAGTGAAGAAAGGTCGTTCTTCTGGGTTTTTGACAAGTAGTCCATCTCTAACCTCTTCTTTAAAACAAACAAGTAATGGTTCAACCCTTTTATTAAAAGTTGCAATTGCTCTTTGGATATTATACTCGCCGGTTAAACCTGGATTACTCTCTAATTCCTGGGGGTCAATTCTATAACAATTAAGTTGGATTACAGATTCTATTGTATCCGGATTTATTTTTGTGTTTGAGAAAAAGGTATTTAACTGTTCTTCATTCCACCCTTTTTTTGGTTTATTAACTTTTTGAACATCACCGTGAGACGCTTTTATTCCATTATTCACATAGTAAATAACATCACCAAGACTAACATTTAAATTTTCTTTAATTACAAGCTCCATATGTGCCTGTCTTGACATTAAAGACCCAGCTTTAGTTGTTGTTTTACTTCGTTTAATATAATCATCAACTGTTTGTTTAACCTTTGCTTTGTTTGCTATATCAATAAGGGGGATTTTTTGATCAAATATTCTTTGTAGATATTCATAATACCACTCAACAAAACCTTGTCCATCACCATTAAGAAGTAATTTAATTGCTTTATCTAAAAATATCTCAATATATTTTGGCATTTTTTTAGATTTAATTGAGTTACCGGTCAACTTAACTTTACCGTTGTGTTCTAATGTTGCATAGTTTTTACGAGCTAAATTAATACAAGATTTCCACGTGCCGTCACAATCAAGCCCTGATGGTCCTCGCATATATAAATCATTAAATTCTGCAACATCTGCATCATACCCAATATATTCTTTTCCTTCTTTAACCAACCAATTTAATCCCTTACCAATGTATTTTCTATCATCAACACCACCTTCTGGTAATGAAAAATTGACCCCGTCCGTGTCACAAACCAAACTTGAATACCCTCTTTTAGTGAAAAAATCAATCATAATACGAAGGTATTGTCTACCGGTACAGGTTATCATTTCCCCCTTATCCATATCCCCCCAAGGAAAAACTTGTGGTGCTGACAAGGCACCAAATAATGAATTGATAAAAATTTTCACTGGTAATTGGAAATTATCATATTTTTGTGAAATTTTCTTATCTTTTGTTTTCCATTCGGCCGATAAATTCTTATACAAAATACGAGTGTCCCTAAAATACGATAACAAACCTTTCATTACTCCAGTAATATCTGAATCCGGAAACACATCGTGTGTTAATTGGATTGATGGATATAGTGAAGAGTAGTCAAGTTTTAATACGTCTTTTGAATAACCGGTTTTAAGTAATCGTGATAATCCACCAACAAAATTTCTTTTTTCTTTTCTTGCTGGAATTGCAATACCATTCTTATAAGACCAAGCAAGCATTACCATTTTCCAAATGGTTGCTGTTCCCATTGTTGAAACTCTTTCATATGTTGTTGGAAGAAGGGACGCAAGAAGGAATGACCCTTGGTTGAACTCTTCGTCAACAAGTAGGGTTTCTTCCAAGTCATCGTCAAGGTATCGTTCCACAATATCATCACCGGTTGTTTGAATATAAATGTCAGTTCTTCTTGAACATACCTCATCTATTTTTTTATCAACACCGACTTTTTTATACTTACCGTTTTCAATATTCAACCAATACAAATTCTTTTCTCTATATATTGACCCAATTTTGTCGTGGTCAATATATACTCGGTCACTAGCCTCAGCATCAATAAATTTTGTAATGTATTTAAGACCCGCTTCTTTTATTGATGAATTAATTGCTTGTGCTCTACGAACTGAATGGATAATATCAATAATGTTATAACCCCACATTTGAGTTTGGGTAAAACTCTCAACCTCATTCCCTAATTTAAGAATAGAATCTTTTTGTGTTATTGACCTTTCACCGTGAAGTGACTTTGCAATTTTTTTAATATCAAGATTTAATAATTTACATCTTTCATAAATCCAATACCAGTCAAAGTTTGCTGAGTTATATCCAGAAATAATTGAAGGTTTTATCTCGTCTATAATTTTAAAGAACTCAACAATACCTTTTCGTTCTTCATCTTCATTTGAACATTCAATTACTTTTTTATATCCTTTATTTGTTTTAATCCCAATCATAAATATCCTACCATCTTTAGGTTCCAAAGATGTCGTCTCAAGGTCAAATACAAGTCTTGTAATATCGTTGTAATCTTCAAAACCTTTGAATAATCTTTTTTCTTTTGATACTAGGTATTGTTCAACCGGTGTAAGCATTAAGAATTTATCTTTTGTCTTTTCACCCCAAGGATCAATTCCACCATCACGAAAAAATTGTGAAAGAGCTCTATACCCTTTTAGTGATTTAACAAGAAATGTTAAACCATTTTCCAATTGTTCATTACCATCGGTTCTTAATTTCTCAATAACAATACCATATTTTGACATTGCTTCTTTTTGTAACGCCTTTGATCCTTGATAGAAATTAAGACCTCTTAAATCACCAACCCAAGCAAATGCAATTAGATTGTCTCTTACGATTGATTTTCCTTTTCCGGGAACTTCTTTTATTTTATAGATGTGGTCTTTTTGATAATCAAACTCTATTGCCACAATGTGTTCTTCAGGGTCGTTTCCTTCTAGAAACGATTTAATTTCTTCTGCTGTAATCATAAATATATTTTTTGAGTGGTGTATTAGCTTTCGTAGTTTACGAAATTTACCTTACCTCAATAAATATATTTAATACTCTAAAAATTGTCAAATGAAAATTTTGTAATTATAAATAATATAATACCTCCGCAGTACCTAAAAATGTTGCTGAGTTGCTTAGTGGTGTTATACATACCCACATTTCGTCAAGTGTTCCGTTAACATTAGATCCAACTCTAATTTGATTATCATCCACTTTAACGTCAGTAACAGCCGTTGTTCCAGCTTCACCAATTAATGATGTCATAATGTGTCCTGGTGATGTTATTGTTGTTGTGACAGTCCCGTTATATACTGAATACTGAAATGGTGAATTTGGTATGTCAGTCCAACTTGGGGTTACGGATAATGTAGGGTTAAATTCAATGGTTATTAAATAATTATCATTTGAGGTGTTTAAAATGGATAAACTACTATATTGTGATGTCACTGATTTATAACTTTCTTTAAGCCTATAACCAATATACGGATATTTTGTACCTGAAGTTCCTAAATTTGCGGTTGTTGAGTTTATAACACCAACGGTTGAGTAAAGTCCGTTTAACGCACCTTCGGTCGATACTTGACTACATAACATATCAAAGTATCCTGAACCAACACCTACTTGTCTTATTTCATACCTAATTGGTTGATTTGGTGATGACATGTAAACGGTAGGTATACTATTTGCCGCAGTATAGTCTAAAAAATAAAATGTTTGACCAGATAATGCCATTCCAAACCTCATCCTACCAACACCTAACCATTGATAATCTACTGTCATTAGATTTGTGTTACTCCAATCAAAATTGTTTACATCAAAGTCTGTATTATTCCAAGTTGTTGTATCGGCACTATAAGTGCAAGAACCACTTAAATAAATGTTAAATGTTATAGCACTTGTTACACCATTACTTTCTAAAAAGAACCCGTCAAATACCGAATTGTACGTGGATGCCGTTGTTGATGTGAAACATCCAATTCGTTTAATTATATTTGTTTCTATTTGGAAGTTTGAAAAACTGCCTTCAAATAGTTGACTTTTACCTGGTTGATAAATTGGGTGTGTTTTAGTTTGTCTAATAACCAAATCATTATTTGCTGATGTTGACATTCTAACTCTCGCATATTGTTGGTCAAAAACTGATGTTGCAGTACCTGCGGTTACTTCATTAACCTGTAAAGGATTTTTATCGTAAACGTGTTTAATGTCTAATAAATTTTGAACCGCTGCGGTTCTTAGTCTACCGAAAGCGTCCATATTTGGTCCGTCCGCGTACTTTATTGAGTTGTTAAAAATAAATGACATAATATTAAATTAAATACCAATTTCCGTTTCTCACCATAATGGTAAGAGACATATAGTTTATATTCATATCAACATATGAATTTCCGTCAATCAAACCAGATGCCGGTGTTAATCTTATTCTAAAAGACCCGGAAGTTCCGGCTTCGTCTTTTATGACTAAATAATACCCGTCTCTTGACGTTGTTGTTGGTAATGTTAAATCAACATTTGATGATCCACTAACACCCCAATATACTTTATCCCAAGTTAAGGTTTGTGAGGATGTTATAGCACTTGTTGAGTAGTTTGCTGATTGAGAAATATCTCTTGTTTTTAAAATACCTGTTGATGTGTCTCTAACCAAGAAATTGTTATTAGTACTATCTGTTTCTGGCGTATTTTGTAACACCAAATAATTTACGTGGAATGTACAAGCTGAAACTGACGTGACATCTTTACCAACGGCACTTGAGAAGTCGTGATTTATTGTATTTCCGGAACCACCTAAAATAGAACCGTATTGATTATTGATTGTATTTTTACAACCACCACCTATTACCGAACTATTACCAAATCCTGTATTACTAAAACCACCACCTATGGTTGAGTAAGTACCTGATGTTGTATTATTTTGACCACCACCAATAAAATTGGCAAAACAAATAGTATTATTTTTATATCCACCACTTATTGTTGAATTAGGGGCGTTAATATTTTTATTACCTTTACCACCAGATATTACAGAATGGTCACTATTTATACTTGTGTTTAAAAATCCACCAGTAATTATAGAATTTGTTGATATTATTGATGTGTTGCAGGTTCCTCCACCAATAAATGAACCATAAGTACAACCTGATATTATATTTAATTCACCACCAACAATTGTAGAACAACAGGAATTTGTGGTATTTGAATTACCACCGCCAATAAATGTAAAATTACAATCATAAGATGTGTTATTTGTACCTCCACCAATAAAGCTATAACAACTTGTTATTGTATTTAACTGTCCTCCACCAATAAAATCACTAATTCCAGGTATTGAGGTTGTTACTTTTATTATTTCTAAAATTATATCTTCAGTTGGTGTTGACCCTCCGGTAAAATCTGTACCTAATAAAACAATTATATCACCAACTTGGTAATTTACACCACCATTTAAAATTGCATTTACTATTGGTACATTACCTTTAAATTGAATTTGAAGAACGCCACCAGATCCACTACCTAACGTTACATTTGAGGAGTATATCCCATCCGAAACACCAGTTCCAGTATAGGTTAAAAGTTTAACACTTAATATTGCACCAGAAAAACCAGCTCCTTGACCAATTTCATTATCATTACCACCAGTAATTACAGAAGAATTACCAAAATTTATATTTCTAACACCACCACCAATAAATGAATATGGACTTAATGATTTGTTACAAGCACCACCACTAACTGTTGCAAAATCTGAAGATGTTAAATTACAAGCACCCCCACCGATTGTTTGTCCATTATAATATGAAGATACTGTTGTGTTACAAGTTCCTCCGGCAATTGTATTACCGTAACTTTCATAATAAGCACTGTAAGATGAAATTGTATTATTTGAACCACCACCAATTGCGGATCCAAATATTGGACAAGAACAATATGATGAAAATGTACCAATAGTATTTCTTTCACCACCAGCTATTGTTGACACAAAACCACTTGATGTGTTACAAAAACCACCAGCTATTGTTGACGCAAAACCACTTGATGTGTTACAAAAACCACCACTTATTGTTGATCCAGTATTATTTGAAGTATTATACCCACCACCAGCTATTGTTGACGCAAAACCACTTGAAGTATTATACCCACCACCACTTACGACTGACGCTGTTGCTATTGATGTGTTACCTGAGCCCCCAGCAACAACAGAATAATCCCCGCTAGCATCGGCACTAACATTTACTCTTTGTGTTGAGTTTACTCCGGTACCAACTTCGTATAGTGTTGTACCAGTTGTAAATCCAGTTACTGAAAATGTTCCACCAGTACTATTTGTAAATGTTGTTGTACCATTTGAGTACGTTCCTCCAGTTACAAATACATCCGTAAGTCCACTTAAAATATAAGTTTTAAACTGAACAATTGGTGTATGTTTTGTTGTACCACTTGATACATCATAGTTTACAATTGGCATTATATCTAATGATGTATAACCCGTATTTCCAACATATGGTAATTGTGATATTCTTTTATTTGCCATTTTTATATTTTTGTTTTAATTATTTTTTTATGGTACATATTTTATAGTACACGAATCAGCACTATCATACCAAATAGATCCAGATGGTAATCCAGTACAACTACTAGGTAAATTAACAATACTCAAGCAATTCACATAAGTTGTGTTTGGACAAGATGTTGTAATACTTTGCCCAATAATAAATGAACAATCGTGAGAAATAAAATTTCCGACACCACCTAAAATACCACCACAAACTCCGTTTATTGTATTATCAGAACCACCACCTATAATACTAAGTCGACATGTGGTTGTATTTCCAGAACCACCACCAATCACATTATAACAAGAAGCTGTGGTATTATTCATACCGGCGCCTATAAATGAATCTATCCCCTGAGCAACATTATTACAACCACTAACAATCCCAGCTCTTGTTGTAAGTACGCTATTAAATCTACCGGCACCAATAAATGAATTAGCACAACCACAAGTAGTATTAAATCTACCAGCACCAATGAAATTTCCAGGACCTAAAGTTGTATTATATTCTCCATTACCAATAAAACTACCAAAACCATTACCATTATTACCATAACCATTAATAATAGTTGAATATTCACAATTTGCTGTGTTTCCTGAGCCACCACCAATAAATGAATAATCGCAATTTGCTGTGTTTCCTGAGCCACCACTTATGGTTGAATAAGAACCACTTACTGTGTTAAGTTTACCACCACTTATTGTTGAATAAGAACCACTTGATGTGTTATTTTGTCCACCGCTTATAGTTGAGCCAATGTTGTTTGATATATTACAATATCCACCACTTACAGTTGAGTTATAACAAATTGATTTGTTTAGTCTTCCTCCACCCACAATTGAATGTTGTCCATTTGCCGTGTTTTGTAGTCCACCATTTATAGTTGACCAGGATCCGATTGACGTGTTAGTATAACCACCGCTTACTGTTGAGTATAACCCACTTGATGTATTATTTTGTCCACCGCTTACGGTTGAACAATCTCCTATTGATGTATTGCTACGACCACCACTTACTGTTGAAAAAGGACCACTTGCTTCAGCACCAACACCAATTCTTTGTGTTGAATCTAAACCAGTACCAACTTCGTATAATGAAGTTCCAGTACCACCAGTTGTAAATCCAGAAACAGTTACAGTACCACCAGTACTATTTGTAAATGACAAAACACCGATTGTTGGGTTATATGTTGATCCGGTAAGTGATATAACACCAGAATTAATATATGATTGTAAATCAAATGCTTTTATATTTTTTGTAGTTCCACTTGGTAAATCATAATTTACAATAACAAGTAAATCATTTGGTGTTACACCAGATGCTAATAAATTGGGTAACTGAGGTATCGTTTTATCTGCCATAGTTTTATTTTATAAATATTGATATATGACAAAAGTGAAAATTATTATTATAAAATAATAAAATTTAAATTGGTGAGGTTGTTGTTGTGGTTGTAACTGGTATTACTGGTGTTTTTAAACAACAAGGAAATTCTGACACATAACAAGTTTCATATGGAAGGTCATCAGCTATAAAACTATCTTGAATATTAATAAATAATTTTTCTCTTATTGGAAGTATTAAAGTTCCTTCGTCATTTCTAAATAAAAATTGACCCTCAAATCTTCCTGGTTTTCTTGTGTCAAAATTTGAAAACTGGTAATACACATAATATTCTGTTGGCGCATTTGGATCCATTCCGGTTTTTGCAACAAACCCGGCAGGTCTTGTAACTATCTTTGGAATACCGGTTTCAACATCAATCATTGAAAAGAAGATTGCAGACTCTTCAATATATTCCATAAAATGATTGTAGTCACTACGACCGTCTTTTACTACTTGTATTTTTAATAATGGTAATGTTGAGTTTTTTCGGATAAAAAATTCCATCTATTGTTTTTTACAATAAATATATCTTAACATTCTTTTCTTAAAGATCCATCATAAAATTCAAAACGATTGTGTTCTGTTGGTGTTGCAAGAAGTAATCCTGGATTAACATTTCCTTTAATTGTTTCTTGATAACAATTTGACATCAAGGTCTGTTCATATGGATGTTGGAACTTTGTTTTAATATAACAATTATAGTTTCCTTCTTTTGTCATAAGAATTGGCCAATTGGATAAATATATTTCTCCGGATACATAAGGAAGTCCTTTATGTGATTGTATATGTTTAAATTCTAAGTTTGGCGAATTTGGGTCAAGACCTTGTTTTGGCAACGTTTGATTGTTTGGCCAATGACTTTTTCTAAATTCTTGACTTACATTATACCACGACCATTGTTTGTTGTGTGAACCATAAAACTCTGTGAAATTTAATTTTAAAAAATCAAAATTTTCCTTTTTTATTATTTCTAAACTTTTTTGATATAAATTATCAATCTTTCTTATAAAACCATTTTTACAAGTAATATCTTTTCCGTTGTAAAAATTCATATCATCTTCGTAGAAGTAGTAATGTGAAAGATTTTCTTGGTCATTAAAATGTTCTGCAATAAATTGTCTACCACCGGTAATACCAATGTTATTCTTTTTAATATGCTCAAATTTATATTCCTCACATAGTTTTAGATATAAAGGCGTTGTTGTTAAATCCGTTGAGTTGTCAAGAAGAAACTTTTTTGTTTTATGAATAAAATCTGAATCATAATCTAACATTGATTTAATTAAGGTTTCAAATTGTTTTGGTGAGTTAAATGTAATTACATAAAGACCAACATCACCATTATAATTTTGAACAATCTTTTTTCCTTGTGATTTTATTAATACTTGGTTATTTTTTAAATCTTCAAAAAACTTATATAGTAAACCATTTGATTCAATTTCAACATAATCAATAATTGATGGATGTTGATAAAGTAAGATTGTGAATAAAGATTCTTCGGTTCCCATTAAACCAGATTTTAATGTTTCCAGCATCAAGTTATAATAAAGAACATTCATCTGAGCTATTGAATCTTTATCTCCACCAAAAAATCCTCCACGAGCAACAACTTCTGTTTTCTTATTTGCAAGTTCACACATCTTATCATATTTAAATCCGTGAACTTCTGTGTCAGCATTATATGGAAAACAAACAAATGTAAATTTGTTAAATAACTTTGGTACCTTATCTAAAACTTTGTCGTGTGTAAAATATCCTGGATGAACTGTATTTACAAGTCCGGCATCAATCCAGTATAATAATTTTGAATTAAACTTATCTAAAAGTTTTGCGTCGTGTAATAAAAACATCTTTGACATAACAAGAGGATTATACATCTCAAGTCTTGCCTGTGTTGATTCTCTTAACCAGCCAACTTGATTATACCAAGAAGAATTTGTTCTAACTTTTTGGATTAAATCATAAAACTCATTATTTTTAAACCAATTTAAATCTCTTAAAATAAATTGTGTATTTTCTTCTGTCCTATATTTGAAAACAAACTCTTTTAATCTTTGGTCACCAAAAATTATCATATTGTTCTCAACCTTTAATAGTTTTGAAAAATTCTCAAGATAATGGTCAAAAGATCTTGACCATCCGTCAGATAGTTCTCCCCTACCTATATCCCATAAACCTGTTACTAATGTTAAATTATTCATTTTTTAATTTTACAAACCCAAACAACATTATCAAATATTTCTTTATCATATGATATTAAACCATTTTCTTCACATGCTTTTTGTAAATCGGATTCGGAAACTTCATGCCAATTCCAAATTTTTAAATAGATTTCATTATCAAATTTTTCTTTGGTTTCAACATAATCGTGTGTCATTATAAAATCACCTTTTTTCATATATTTTGAAAGTAGGTTGAACTCTTTTATTTTATCACCACCGTCGCACAATATTAATGTCAAACCATCTTTCTGGATAAAATCAATAACTTCTTTTTTTGTTGTAGTGTAATTATTGTAAAATATATTTTCAATCCTCAAATCAATACCATTTTTTCTCATTTCATCATACCAATGATGTGTTATAATATCATATGATAAAATGTGACAATCTAAATTTAATTTTTTACAAGTATAGTTTAAAAAAGATGTAAAACCACCAAGAGAAGTCCCAATCTCAATTATTCTTTTTGGTTTGACTTTTTCTAAAAAATTATGGAAAACCTCAAAAGCATTCCAGTTTTGCTGGGCAGCCCAGTTATTATAAATGGACAAACTATCATTTTCAATTAAGTTTGATTTTTTACTTATTTTATTTTCAAATTTCATAATTATTTTTTTATTTTGGGAAACCTTTTTTTATATAATCTTCGTAATTAATTTCTGAGTTCCATATATCACTATATGAAGCGTATTGTGTTGTTAGTGGTTTCTTATAACATAGATGTTTAAAAATTGTTGGTAAAGAATTTAATGGTTGTTCTAAATTATAAAAATTATATTTTTCTGAATTTAAAACAACATCAGCACCATATGGTGATAATGTTAATAATTCATCAGGTGTTACAGGTTGTTTAAAAAAATTTTCATTATCAAAATTATTCACAATAAATTCACACATATTTCGTTTTATTAAATAAGATTGTGAATATGAAACTGATGAAACTTGGTAACAATTATTTTTATATATTATTGGTTCTTTTCTGTTTCTACACCCTAACCAAAATAAATCCCAATCAGTATTATTAATATCATTAAAAACTTTTTCACCTTGATTCTTTAAAATATCTAAAAATTTACAATCATCCTCCAAAACCAATAAAGTTTCAAAATTACTATCAAGTAACTTTTTCATTAAAATTATGTGACTTTTTTTACAATTAAGAGTATTTGCATCATATTCATTAAATGCCGAAAATCTCTCAACACCAGAAAAATTAAATTCTTTTAGTTGTGACTCAATTTTTTCTTCCCTATCTTTTCTTTTGTCTAGGTTAATGTAAAATCCAATATCAGCAATTTTAATATCTTTAAATTTTATCATAAATTTCCAGTTATTCTATCACACCAACCTTTTGATGTACTATGTGGCCAAACCACCCAATACTTCGGTTTTTCCGTTGTATTAAATTCTCTCCATATTTTACAATATCTATCCGGATCCCTTTTCATCATTGCAATTTCATTTGGGTCCGCGTCTTTTCTAAATAATGTTTCATCTTTTTCATTATGAAATGCAACAACCCAAAAATCATAATCAGTTTCTTTAACCATATCAAATGAAAGGTCAATACAATGTTTGAATATTGAAAGGAAACTATCTCTCCATTCTTCTTCTGTTTTATAATCGTATGGATTTGGTGGATATTGTTTATCTATTGTATATTGTTGTACGGCTCTTTTCTCAAAAAGGATTCCGGAATACTTTTCATAATCTTTAATTGTTCTTTCGGTTCCAAAATATAATGAACTATCACCAGAAAATACCAAACCATCAACACCCAATAACTCTCTATTTCTTTTATGTGATGACTCATTTTTCTTATACCACTCTGAATCAACATCCCAATGTTTTGTTCTATTCTTTCTTGTATATTCATGCCAAATAACAACTTTATGTGGGTGAAATAAATCATAACCATATGTGTATGCTCTAACAGCAATTGAGATTTCTTCTCCGTGAAAATAATATTCTGGATCGTGTTGAACCTCAATTGAAAACTCACCTAATGTAAAACAAAAATGTGCCGAATAAAATCTGGCAGTTATTGGTTCCTTTAAATCTTTCCATCCCGGTATTGTTTCTGGTAAAAAGAAAACACAACCTTCCGGTGTAAATCTATCAAAAGCCATTCTCCAAGGTTCCGTTACTCTTCCTTTTGGGTCATTGTCTGGATCAAAAGAAGATACATAACCAGTAAGTAATGGTTTTTTATAACCTTTCTTTTGTAAATCCTTTAACATTTTAATTAAAGTTTTATCCCAATCTTTTTCAAAACGCATATGAGAATCAATCTGTAATGTATAAGTTTCTCCGCTATATCTTTGTTGTACCATATGTCTTGCCCAACAAACACCTTTTGATTCTGTGTCTAAGACATTATCAATTCTAAATCTATCATCGTCTCTGAATTTATCTAAATTAAATTCATCTTCTGTGTTATACTGATTACAAATTCCTATTCGCAAGTTTTCTGGATACTTTGCGTTTGCAATCATATCTTCTAATGTTGGAATAAGTTGGGGGTCTCTAAAGGATGCTATTTGAACAAAGATTGTATTCATTTTATAGTTTTATAAAATGATAAAAAATGATATGAAAAATTAAATATTAAATTCCACCACCATCTGTGATTGTCCACAATTTTGTTGTTGTTAAAAACCCTCTTGACACACCTGCTGTTGCAATTGTATATACAGAATTACCAGCATTAAATGGAACACCAGATTGTAATGCACCACCATATGACGCCCAACCATTAAGTAACGAATTATAATTTGGGGTTGAAAGTGTTACAGTTGCAAACATAAGTGTGGCAGTTGTTAATGATGTGACATCCCAAGTACCTAAATCCTGATTAAATGATGTTGCACCATTAAACATACTATTCATATTTGTAACGGAAGATGTGACCCATGTCCCAATTGGTTGATTGAATGATGTTGCTAGTCTAAACATACTAGCCATATTTACAACAGAAGATGTAACCCATGTCCCAATTGGTTGATTGAATGATGTCGCATTTTGGAACATACCAGACGTAATTGTAACTAAAGATGTGTCCCAAGTCCCAATTGGTTGGTTAAAGCTTGTTGCACCATTAAACATAGTACTCATATTTGTAACAGAAGATGTAACCCAAGTTCCAATTGGTTGGTTGAATGATGTCGCATTTTGGAACATACCATTCATAGTTGTAACAGAAGATGTATCCCAAGTTCCGATTGGCTGGTTAAATGATAATGCACTCTGGAACATACTATTCATACTTAAAACAGAAGACGTATCCCAAGTTCCAATTGGTTGGTTAAAGTTTGTTGCGCCTTTGAAAGCATTAAACATAGTTGTAACGGATGATGTGTCCCAAGAAGATATATTTTCATTAAAATTTGAAGCCGACTCAAATGTACTGATCATACTTGTGACATTTGATGTATCCCACAAATTCATATTATTAACATTTGTTGTACCACAGTTTTGAAATGCTGAATCTAAAATAGATGTACCGGTTAAATCTAAAATATCTGAAACACCACTTAAATCTAAATTACCACAACCATAGAAATAACTTCCACTATTACCCAATCTAAAATCTGGACCCCAACTTGTAATTGATAATAGTTTATTTTTATCACCAGTGTTGAAAAACACAAAACCTTCAATTTGACCAGTTATTGTTATTGTATAAATCCCAAGCGCACCATAAGTATGTAGCGTTGCAGGATCATTCCACACTGTAATTGTATCAAATGGTGAACCATCACCCCAATCTACAACAAAGTTATAAACACCACTTATTTCCAATGGTAACTGAACTTGGTTTGTGGCTGAAACACCAGGTAGATTTGTATCCCAAGTTGATACAAATGGTGTTAATGGATTATCACCAGTTATTACCCAAGAATATGTTCCAGTTAATATGTTCCTGCAAGTAAGACCTGCTGGTGAATAAAATAACCCTGTTGCACCTAAAAAAACACCAGTTTGTAATGAAGGAAGTGAAGACCAACCACATAATGTTAAATCATAATTTGTGGTATTCATTCCACAATTATCTAACATACCACTCATAAATACAACATTTGACACATCCCAAGTTCCAATTGGTTGGTTAAATGATGATGCACCAAAGAACATAGTATTCATACTTGTAACAGAAGATGTATCCCAAGTTCCAATTGGTTGATTAAATGATGTTGCATTTTGAAACATAGTGCCCATACTTATAACAGAAGATGTATCCCAAGTTCCAATTGGTTGATTAAATGATGATGCACCATTAAACATAGTGCCCATACTTATAACAGATGATGTATTCCAAGTTCCAATTGGTTGATTAAAAGTTGTGTTCCCAAACATACTACTCATATCTGTAACAGATGATGTGTCCCAAGTTCCAATTGGTTGGTTAAATGATGATGCACCAAAGAACATATTAATCATACTTGTAACTGAAGATGTATTCCAAGTTCCAATTGGTTGATTAAATGATATTGCATTTACGAACATATTATTCATATTCAATACAGAAGATGTATCCCAAGCTCCAATTGGTTGGTTAAAAGACCCACATAAGATAAACATTGCGTTAAAGTTATTAACATTTGATACATCCCAATTTTCAATTCCAGGACTATTAAAGTTTGGACAAGTACTAAAAGTATCAGACATGTCAATTACGTTTGACGTGTTCCAAAAACCAATATTATTTATAGTGGTTAGATTTGTACAACCTCTAAATAATTCACTCAAATTAGTTGTACCACCTAAATTTAGGGAATCACTAACACTAGGCAAATCTAAATTTTGACAACCTCTAAAATAACTTTGGAGATTACCCAATCTAAAGTCTCCACCCCAACTTTGGATACTTAATAATTTGTTTCTATCTCCAGTATTATTAAATCTCCACCCCTCAAGTTGACCGTATATTTTTATTGTGTATACTCCTGGTGTTGTATATGTGTGTAATGTTGCCGGATCATTCCATACGGTTATTGTATCAGAATTTCCATCACCCCACTCAATAAAGAAATTGTAAACACCAGAAGAATTTAAAGGTAATTGAATTTGGTTTGCTAACGATGAACCACCCGATGTTAATGTTGTATCCCAAGTTGATTCAAATCTTGATAAACCACCATCTAATATTGTCCAACTATTTGGTGGTGAAATAAGTATTCCGATACAAGGAATTGATGATGTTGAGTATTGTGAATTTCCACCATCAAAAGTAACATTTGGTTGTACATATGGTAAGTTTGACCACCCACATAAAATTGAATCATAATTAAATGTTGATAATGTAACATCTTGGAACATATCGGTCATAAAATAAACATTTGACACATCCCAAGAACCTAAATCTTGATCAAATGATGTTGCATCAGAAAACATTCCTGACATATTTGTTACAGCCGAAACGGACCAACCGGTTATTGGTTGATTAAAATTTGTTGCATCAGAAAACATAAATGACATATCATTAACTTGTGATGTGTCCCAATAAGAAATGTCTTGATTAAATTGCGAACCATAAAAAAACATCCCAATCATATTTGTAACTAATGATGTATTCCAAGATGATATGTTTGAATTAAATAATGGACAAATTGCAAACATAAAAGACATATCAGTAACTTGTGATGTGTCCCAAAAATTTGATAAATTTATTGATGTAAGTGATGAACACTCCCTAAACATCTGAGTTAAATTCGTTGTTGTTGCAAGATTTGGTGTATCAATAACTGTATTTAATGTTAAGTTTGAGCATCCATAAAAATAATCACCGTCATTACCTAATCTTAAATTACCCCACTTTTGAATGTTTAATAATTTTTTTCTATCTCCAGTATTATTAAATCTGAAACCTTCACATATTCCAGAAATCTCAACTGTGTAATCACCAGGAGCAGCATATGTATGTGTTGTTAATGGATCATTCCAAACTGTAATTGTGTCTGTTGTTGTATCTCCCCAATCAACAATAAAGTTATAAGTACCATTTGATTGTAATGGTAATTTAAATTGATTTGACCCACTTGACCCAGTTGATATTTGTGTTGTTCTTACATCACCCTTCCATTCACCAGTACCAACATATGGATTTGGTGTTGGAGTTGGGGTTGGGGTTGGCGTACAAGAAGGTTGTGGACACGAGTAATTTGAATCACAAAATCCACCAGTAATTGTTGTAACATTTATTTGATTTGTCGGATTAATCCCACAAGTATAATATGTTATACCACTTGGTACAAATACTGAAGTTTGTAAATTTCCATCACAATCAATATAATCAAAATAACCATCATTTGTTGTTGGGTTATTTACCGTAATACAATAACAAAGAAATGTAGGTGTAGGAGTTGGTGTTAATGTTGGTGTTGGTGTAGGAGTTGGTGTCGGTGGACAATAGTATGGATAAAAAGTTTCACAACCGGTTGAGTCAATTATTTTTACAATTATTGAACTAACACCATCAAAAGGTGGTGGTACATCAAATGTGTATGTTGGTGGAATATTTGTTGAACTAGTAACAACAACACAAGTTGTGTTTGTTATATCACAAACTTGAACCTCAAATGGTCCAGTTCCAGTAACGCCCGTAATTTCTATTTGTAATGACATATTTTTTAATTACACCCACAAGGGTTTGTACAAGTAACAATTGGTGTTGGTTTAGGTGTTTTAGTAGGTTTTGGCGTACGACTAGGTTCAGGACAGCCACACGGATTTGTACAAGTAACACTTGGTGTTGGTGTGTTAGTTGGTGTTGTTGTATTGGTTGGTGTTACAGTTGGCGTTGGAGTTGGTACTTTACACGGATCAAACGTTGGCGTTGGAGTTGGTGTAATAGTAGGTGTTGGTGTAGGTGTTTTTGTTGGTGTAATAGTAGGTGTTGGTGTAGGTGTGGGTCTTGGTACATTTAATATTTTTGAACAATTAGAACCTTGAACCAAAATTGTATAACTACCATAAATTTCTCTTTGTGGCGTTAATAAAGAAGGGTCAAATGTATAAGGCAATGTAACAATCCCAAGATTTATAGATAAATCAGAAATATCTGGTTTAAAAAGGATTGTTGCTAATTCACCGTCATATGAAACACTATTTATTGTAATTGTAAGACTCATTCACACTTTTACAATAAATACATCAAATCAAACTATTTTTTAACTTTTATAAATTTATACCAAACTCGTTCGTGGAAAAAATAAATTAAAGGTTTTATTAATAACTCACCTAAACCAATTAAAGATGAGACTTCAATTGACGCACCTAAAAGAAGTGCTGTTGTGATTGTTGTTATTGTTGCAAAAAATCTATAAGTTAATGTTTTTAAGATATGTCTTACAACAACAGATTCTTCTTTAATTGTTGTTATGTATGCAATGTTGTTTTTAACAACACAATGACCAACACAACTTATATGCCATTTATAATCATTTATTTCAGGCATCCAGTCTTTTGTTGTTTGTGTATGACCATCAATTATAATATCTGAAACTAAAATTTCATTACCATTCTCAATTAATCTCCACCTTTCAGTATCGTCTTTTGATACGGTATTATACCTAATTTGATATGTTTTACTCTCTGTTTTCATAATTTAAATAGTTTATAACATCTTCTTGGATTGACTCATCAATCATTTTTTTCCAATAGTCGTCACCATTTTTAATTGAATTTCTAATTCCTGTTGCCGATATTCCACCGATTTCTTTTGGTGGAATAAATTCATTAATTTCATATCCCACACCACGACCAAAGTTTACCGACTCAATATCTGGAATAATCATTATCTTTACATCAAAATTTTTATTTGAATAGTATTTTTCCAATAGGGTTACTGTTTGTTCTGTTGTAAAAGGATTTTTTTCGTCTGGTTCAATATCTCTAACCATAATTAAAACTGGAATACCTTGATTTAATTTTTGCTCAAACAATTCCAAATGTCCAAAATGTGGTGGTTGGAATCTACCAATAAAAATTGCATACTTTTTACTTTCATTTGTTGTTGGGTATCCACCATAATTTTTTACTTCCCAATTCATAATTTACTAATTAATTCATTTAGTGATTCTTCTGGTTCAATATCTGTTGTGTCAATATCAATATAATTTTCTGATGGTCCAACGTATTCGCCTGTATGAAAATTCTCTCTACCTCTAATGTTTGTTGTGTGAACATAAATTTCAACAATACCAGATTTTAATTCTTCTTTAAATTTATCTCTTAATTCTTTATATGGTGCAACTAAACTAACAACAACATCATATCCTTGTGCGTGAATAAATTTAGCAATATCTTGAGCTCGTTTTATGTTTTCTTCACGACCTTCTCTACCATAATTTATATTTTTAAATAAAAGACGTAATTCATCACCATCAATATGGAATACTTCTTGTCCATATTCTTGTTCTAAATAATCTTTTAATTTTAATGATAGTACGGTTTTTCCAGCTCCCGGTTGTCCTGTAAACCAATAAATTTTCTTTTCTTTCATAATTAAAAATACCCAAATTGATCATAAAACCATTTATAATTTGATTTAATCCAATTACAAGGATTAACACCTAAAATATCTTTATAATCTGGTTTTAATGGTTCTATTTTACTTTTTATTTTATGATCACCATATATACCATAAATTGAATCATCTTCTTGTGTTATTTGTTGGACGTTATTAAAGTCGTGTTCATAATATGGTAATTCTAAATAATTATAAATCCTTTCCATTTCTTTTTTTGGATTTGAAGAAAAATCCTCAAATTTAACAAATAACATTTTTTGATTATTACCTTCTTTAAAAATTTGATATAATCTTTCAATTGCAAGACCCACCGGTTGTGACTGAGCCCATACATCAATTCTTTTTTCTGTTGTTGTTCCTTGCATTTGAGCGTGGTTTACAATTCCAGAATCCATATGTTGATTTTTTCTAAAGTTCTTTTCCATTGAGGCAAAAATTCCTCTTAAATCCCTAACCATACAAATTACTTTTGGATTTGGGTAAAATGAATTTAAAAATCCATAATGCACACCCCAACCTCTACTTTTATCTAAAACATATGGTTTATCAGTTACACCATCAAAAAACCCATTAATCCCTTGATTACAAAAGTTTAAAAAACCTTGTTTCATTAAATTTTGGTCTTGAGCCTTAAACTCTGGTGATGATGTGTAGTTTGCTCTTGCCGCATATACCAATTCTAAAACTCCAGATGTTGGTGTTACATAAAATTCTGGATTTTGTCCCATTACGTTTTGTAGTAATGTAGAGCCAGCTCTTGGTAATGAGCTCTGAAAAAATATTTTTTTTGCCATAGTTTTTTATTTTAAAGTTTCAATTATTTCGTTTGTATCAAAAATGTTTGTATCAAATAGTGGGCACTCGTGAACCATTCCATTAAAATTATAATCAAACAAATAACTATCTGGAAGTTTTACGGTAGTTGGTAGTTGTGCTACAATATTATTATGGATATTGTATCCAAAAACTTTTGGTGACGTACCAATCCAAAGAACGGTTGATTGTAGACCAAGAGCTGCTGCCGCATGTTGCAAACAAGAATCAATTAATAATCTTTTTTGTGAAAACAAAAGAAGTGAAAATAATTCCATATTTGACATTGAGTCTTTTACAACCTCAACCCCTTTTAGTGCATTTGCTTCGTGTCTACAAATTTGAATTATATGGTAATAATTTGAAAATGAATTTACAATTTGTTGTGCGACATCAATTGGAATATCTCTTGTCCAGGAATATGGGTATGGTTGTTCATTTAACGGTCCACCATTTGTTTGGATAACCATAACCGGTTTTTGTCTTTGCCATTTATTAACACCAACTTGTTGTTGTCTTAAATTAAAATTAAGTGTTGGGTTTTCACCATTATACTCAAGATTAAATAGTTTACACCAGTTTTGGATTAGTGGTAATCTTTTATGAATGTGATCCTCAGTAAAATAAGGTTCGTGTTTAAAAATCAAACTATCTTTTTCATTTATATAATCGTCATAGAAATAAGGTGTATTTCCCAGTCTATACACACGACCAACAAAATCTAAATTAAGATAAATTTCTGGATAAGCACAGACAACAATTAGTTCTCTATCCGGGTGATTATTTTTGATACATCTTGCAACAGCAGTTGCTAAGACATGTTTTCCTAAACCACCTTCTATGTGGAATATACTATATTTTTTTTCCATAATTTTTAATTAAAGTTAAGTGCTTCATTTATTTTGTCAATAATCATTTTTGGTGTTATTGTTTTATGACATTCGTTTTCTCTATTAGTCCCCAAAAATAATGGACAAGTTGATTGTATATTTTGAAATAAGTTAAAACACCCATTACAGGAAAATTTGTTTATCACTCTAAAACAATCAAACTCATTATGTTCTTTTGTAAACCCTGAAATCATAACAACTGGAACATTATATGCCCAAGCAAGCCAGGCAAGTCCAGAAGATAAACCAACAAATACTCGTGATGATAAAATTTCATTTAATGCAACACGAATATCATCGTGTCCGTGAAAACCGGTTACATTTTTTAAACTCATTGTATTTTCATATGAAACATTTGAAACCACAAATCCGGAATTTACAATTTCATTTACAAGTTGTTGCCAACCATAATTACCAAAGAAATTCCATTGTGCAATTTTCTTTAATGATTCTGGAGCAATTGCTATTTTATTTGGGATTACTTTTCTTTCGTAGGGAATAACTGGACACTTTCCTGGTTTTGTTTCTTGTGGTAATAACATTGTTCTTTTTGCGGCATACATCATACCACCTTTTGTATCATCCAAACTATTCTTATCATAACCAACATCAAGTAACTTATCAATTGTTAATTTTAATTTTTGGTTTGCGTTAATAAATTCATATCTATCATCTGTTGATTGGAAAAGGTGTGGGAAAAATGTTGATATAATAACTTTTTTTGGTTTATGAAAATCAAGAAAAGCATCAATAAATGCTGAAAAACAAATTGTGTCGCCAAGACAAAAAGAATCAAAGTGCATTAAAATTTCCTTTCCTTCTAATGTTTGAGTATCTTTATCCCTTTCAACATACTCAAGTAGTTCGTGTTGTCCGTATTGTCTTTTAACCATTATAATTTTAACTTTAAAACTTTTGAATAATACTCAAACCAGTATCTTTCGGTCCATAAAGTTCCTTCTTCTAAAATTACCAATGGTTTTTGTTGCCAAGGTTTTTTAACAATATAGTGAATCACTTTAATATAATCTGGAAGTCCTGTGTTTTGAAAAATTTGTTTTGAGTATATTTTAAGATAATTATATTCTATTGGAATTGCTATAATAACATCAGTAAAATAATTATTTATTATGTCTTGATCCAAGTGTTCTGTAATACCATAAATGTTTGTTAAATTAATTAAATCTTCTGTTATTTTTGGATTTAAATATTTATTTCCAATTACCATAACACCGGTATTATATTGGTCAATAAATAATTCTCTTACAGCACCAAAAGATTCTTTAAAATCAATAAGATAATCAATATTTCCTAATACAACAATGTCTGAATCTAAAAATATTATATTACCATCAGTCTCAATAGAAAAAATTTCATATTTGGTATAATCACCAAATGCCATTTGTTGT